CGGTAGGGTAGGGGAGTACAGCAATTTTTACAATGTAAATAGCAACATATACAATTTAGTGTATGGTATAATATAGACAATTAAAGAAACAAGAAAGGGGGTGCTCCAATGAAAAAAGAAATCACGATTACTATCGATTTAACCGATGATAATATTACTCTTGATGGTGAGAATATCCTAGAACTGACAGAGAACGATATTATCGACAGCATCAAGATGCTTGTCAGTCTTTCAAAGACTTTGAGTTTTTTACAGATAGGAGAGTCCACAAATGGAAATGCGTAAATTCATCATTGAGATACACCCCGACGGGTCGCTGACGTGCTGTGAGTATGAGGACCCTAAAGAATCCATTTGGGCCGCAACTGATCGTGCGTGGTTGGCCGGTTATCGGCAAGCACTCAAGCATTGCGATGAGCAGGTTGAGACGCTTAAGGGCTTCAAAGGGACGTGCTTGTCAGCCGATCTCATGTATCAGGGCGCGGATCACGTCCGAGATGGTGTCAGGGCCATGTACTCTTTATACGACAAGAAATGAGTCGAAACGGCCTACGGGCCGTCTACCGGGTAGCCCGTCCGGTACTGATGAGACAGGGCAGAAAGGAATCAATACCATGATGAAACGCAACCACAAAAAGTCCACCGGTGAGTCCCTTAAATCCAACATGAATTACATTAAGTTGCCCGAATTTGAGGACGAAGTCCAGATTGATGACGGTGAAATGTGGCTGAAATCTGGCCAATACGATGCGCCGTCTGTGTCCGTCAAGATTGACCCCGAAGAGACCGTTTCCGACTGGATGCGGAAGATTACCCTGCGCAATGTCGTTTTGACCGTCGAGGAAAACGACAAGGGTTATCCGGAACTTGTTATTTCCGGCCGTAACGACAAAGGCGACGAGTTGCCGTTCTAACCGGCGGGCGGCCTATGGCCGCCCTTATTTATTATAGGAGGCCCCATGAAAAGTAAAGATAACAGAGTATCCTTGCTTAACTGCGACGATTATTTGATCTACCTCGCAACGGCCATTGTATATAGTGGAGTCACAACAAATGATGTAAAGTTTTTCCGCTCTGAATGGGCCAAAATCATTTTCAACGGCCTAGGAATTGAAGCAGACCCCCTCAACTGGTATTATATGATTATGAATAGAAAGGAGCGGGAGAAGCATGGCAGCAGGCGCAGCTAAAGCAAGTGCAACCCTAAAATACAGCTCCGAGCTGTACACCCCCTACGCCTTGGAGTCTTGGCCCGATAAGCAGATGCGTAAAGAGTACACCCGACTACGTGACATTGCGCAGAAACGTATCAAGCGATTATCAAAAGACCCCATCAGCGGCACCAGCGATGTTTATAAAGAATTTGCCGGAGGTTTCCCTACCCTGAAAGCAATGCGGGGAGACCGCAAAGCATTGGAACAGGCCCTTGCGGATGTAGCGCGTTTTGTGCGCTCCAAAGGCTCCACTGTTGGCGGTGCGCGGGCAAAATTTGAGCAAAAAATGAAAGTTGGTGGTATTGACATTGCCGATGTGCCGGAAGATCAATACACGGCCCTGTCTGAGTGGTGGGAGATCGTAAAGGCAACGGGAGTGTACTATTATCCGTCCGACCAGCCGGTTATGTACTGGCGCGAGAAAGGCGGCTACAATGTCAGTATTGACGATTTTGTAAAGTGGCAGCAAGGTGAGGTCAACTATGGCAAAGAATGGGACTACAGTGACGGCAGCAGTTCCGCCGACCTGCGCGGAGGTTTTGGCGGAGGCTTGTAATTATAACCCTGTCCCGTGGCTCATGGAGCATTTGGACAGAAAGCACACCAAAGGCAAAAAACGCAAAACAAATAAGAAACGCTTGTACGTTAATGCCCCATGTGCGTTTGATATCGAGACTAGCCGAGTATGTGTAGATGCGGACGACAATCCACACACCATAATGTATATTTGGCAGTGTCAACTTGGTCTGGATATTACCATTATTGGTAGGACGTGGGACGAGTGGCTGAACTTTACGGGAGCAATCAGCGACTATTTGCAAGCAAACAGCGGCCCGCAGGGTGACTGGTTTCTGTGTATGTACGTCCATAATCTCGCTCACGAATTCCAATATCTGTCGGGGGTTCTGGATTTTGGCCCCGGCGACGTATTCGCCAGCAAGCCCCGAAGGGTCTTAAAATGCGACAACCGCGCTATTGAATATCGATGCAGTATGCGCCATAGCAATTTGTCCCTTGACGCATGGGGCAAACAGTTGGGTGCCCCTCATGCCAAATTGACCGGGGCACTTGATTATTCAAAGGTTCGTTATCCATGGACTCCCTTAACGTCTACAGAATTAGCGTATTGTATCAACGATGTTCGCTGTATTGTGGAGTGCTTGTTAATTGAGATGAAGCGAGACGGCGACGACCTGTATTCATTGCCACTGACGCGCACTGGTTACGTCAGACGAATGGCACGCTCGGCCATGTACGAATGGGGCATTAAACGGGTCAAGAGGTTGCTTCCGTCATGGGACCTTTACCAGATGCTGCGGGAGGCTTTCCGAGGTGGTGACACTCACGCCAACCGCTATTATGTGGGTTTGCACCTAGAAAACGTCGGTTCCGTGGATATGTCGAGTGCGTACCCCGCCGTACAATGTGAATGTTATTTTCCTATGACTCCATTTAAGCAGGAACCGGCCACCGTCGTGCGGCTGATGCAATGTATGAGGCACGGCAAGGCGTGCTTGATGCGCTTGCAAGTAAAAGGTTTGCGCCAGCGGTTTAAGTGGTGGGGGTTTCCCTATATCCCGCTTGCGAAAGTCCGGCACTGTGAAGGATACATTAACGACAATGGTCGTTTGCTGTCTGCTGAACATTTCGAGATCACCATAACAGATATAGATTTTAGAATCATTGCCAAAGAATATGATTGGGACGCCCTTAACGTTCTGGACCTCTGGACGTCCGATTATGACAAACTGCCAAAGCCCTTGACGGATTGTGTAAAAGAGAGTTACACCGGCAAAACATCTCTTAAAGGTGTAGCCGGTCAAGATTTGTATTATGTCAAAGCCAAGGGCGATCTCAATAGCTACTACGGCATGACAGCACAGGACCCCTTGCAGCTGGACACACTTTTTGACGAGGACGACCCCGACGATCTGTGGAGCGAATGCACCGACGACCCGGAGGGCAGTTATAACGACCACCGCCCCCATTTGTTCCTACCGTATCAATGGGGCGTATGGACAACCGCTCACACCCGCAAGCGCCTAAAAATAGCGCAATGGGCCGCGGGCAAAAATGGCGTGTACTGCGACACGGACAGCGTCAAATACATGGGTAATATTGATTTAGCGGAGTTTAACAAATCTGTGAAACAGCTTGCAAAAGACAACGGTGCTTGCGCTACAGACCCCAAAGGCAATACTCATTACATGGGCGTTTATGAGCAAGAGCGCAGCTACGCGGAGTTTATGACGTGGGGCGCTAAGAAATACGCTACTACCTATAAAAAAGGCGGGCCGATTACTACTACCATAGCAGGAGTTAGCAAGCGGAAAGGCGGTTTGGAGCTGGCCCTATGGGGTGGTTTTGAGGTATTCAAGCCCGGCTTTACGTTCTGTCTTGCCGCCGGAAATCAGGTTATTTATAATGACCGGCCCAATGTGCCCGATTTTGTGGTTGACGGTCATACGGTACATATAACAAGAAACCTGTGTATTTGTGATAATACCTACACGTTGGGTATCACTGACGAATACGCAAAGATACTTGGGTATAAGATTATGGAGGTTGTCTGATGATTAAACTGTACACCGATGAAGGTTGGCCGAATTTTTCTGAAAAGGATGGCATTTTGTCCACAGGAGCCCCCATTATTTTCATCTGGGGCGGGCGTGGTACCGGCAAGACCTACGGGGCGCTAAAGCACGTTCACCAGACCGGCGACGAATTTCTGTATTTGCGTAGGACTCCGCAGCAAGCGGAACTCATTTGCGCGTCACCCAGTATGTGGCCGTGGTCTCCGTTGAACGATGATTTGCAAACACATTACGCCCCGTTCAAATTGCCCAAAATAACGGGACTGTATGAAGTGGGCAACGCGGGAGCCTACACGGATACAGGGGCTCCCATAAAACCGGCCAAGATGTCGGGCTTAGTGGGTAGTGTGGTGACTCTTGCTCGCACCCGTGGTTTTTCAAGCCCCCATACCAATATAATTATCTTGGACGAATACCAGAAAGAAGAGTCCGACTATTACCGGCGGGGTGAGGGTGTGGGCCTTGCCAACATTTATGAGACAGTCAACCGTAACCGCGAACTTAAGGGCCAGAAGCCTTTGACGCTTCTCTGTATGTCAAATGCGGTAGGGATGGCAAACCCCTATTATATGCAGTGGGAAATCACCGATACAGTCGAAAAGATGATCGGCAAGAAAGAGCGCGTAAAGCTGTTGGCCGATAAAGGGATTCTTTTGATTGATCTTGTGGACAGCCCTATTGCCAAAGAGAAAGCCAATACGGCCCTCTATAGGTCCATGACCGGAACGGACTTTTATAGGTCCGCTATTGAAAACCAGTACAGTGCCGAGGAGAAAAGTCTTGTTGTATCTCGGCCCCTCCGGGAATACTACCCCCTTGTTCAAATTGGGCGGTGCTGCATCTATGAGCATAAGAGTAAACCCCTCTACTATGTGTGCCGGCATCGGTCCGGCGAGATGCCCACATACGGCACCGGCGATTATGAGCGTAAACGATTCAGGGCCGCGTATGGGTATATCTGGCCCGCGTATTTGCAGAGGCAAATTGAGTTTGAGCGATACTCGGATGAAATTTTCTTTCGCGAGTATTGCGGTACTTGACTTTTTTATACGGGTGATATATATTAAAGTTAATCCCAGGCGCCCACAGGCAGCCCCCAGAAGGGGCGGGCAAGCGTCAGCCAGCGCAAGAACCTGGGATTATTGTATTTATATTTAATATGGAGGTGCTCAAATGGATGCTAATACTGTGATTCAGGCTATTTCTAACGTTGGGTTTCCTATCGCCGCTTTTTTGCTAATGTGGTATCAGTGTAATACCGTTGTCAAGGAGAACACTGCGGCTATTACCGAGATGCGGCTCGCCCTGGACGACATCAAGAAGGAAAGCTAACTATGGGTTGTTATATCATTTTCGCCCAGTCGATCACAAACGAGCGTGCGTTTCTGCTGGCTGACCTGTGCACTCGTTTGAAAATCGGCTACTATAGCGACTGGGCAGACGTCGCTCACACGCGGCAGTATTGCGCGGTGGGCCCTCTGTCCAAAGGAGACAAAGACCAGGTCGTTAGATGCCTGGCACATGACACATACGTTGTAATGGAGGCGACAAAAGTTGAAAATCAGTGAAAAAGCGGCCCTCGCAATGGCCGGATACACCAAAGCAGAGATCGAAGCTATGGAGAAGCCCGTGCCGCAGCCCGTGCCGCAGCCCGTGCCGCAGCCCGTGCCGCAGCCCGCGCTACAGCCCGTGCCGCAGCCCGCGCCGCAGCCCGCGCCGCAGTATGACGGCCTCGAAACCCTGTTGCGGGAGATTTTGCAGGGCCAGCAGACCAACGCCCAGGCAATGCAGACTATGACCCAGACGTTGCAGGCAAACGCGCTGGGCCTTGGTATCCAGCAGCAGCCGGCGGCAGATGCCGCTACTGTGACAGCCCGAATCATCGACCCCACCTACGGAAAGGAAGTGAAGTGATATGCACCTCGGCATGGATTTTGCGGATATTGCCGCAATTTTGACCGAAATCAACAAAATGGCAACCGGCCAGAAAACGACGTCGCCCATCGTGGACACATCCAGCTTCGTTTCGGTGGCGCAGGCCACTCTGCTGACCGGCACCGATAACTACACTAAAGCGATCAGCCAAGTGCTGGGCCGTACCATTTTCGCCGTCCGTCCCTATGACGCGCCCCTGAAGCGCTTGCAGGTCACGGGTGACGACTGGTCTAACCATGTGCGGAAGATCAATTTCTGCGACACTGACCCCGTCACCGACAAGGCGTGGGCGCTGGTGGACGGTCAAAGCGCGGATATGTATGAAGTCCACAAGCCTAAAGTCCTTCAAACTAACTACTATGGTCAGACCAATTACAGCCGCGTGTACACGCAGGCTGATACCCAGATGGAAGCGGCCTTCAAAGGCCCCGAGGAACTGGCGCAGTTCTGGTCCTCGTTCGTGCTGCATCTGTCGAACCAGATCGAGGCAGACCGGCGAAACCTGGCCAACAACCTGATGGCCAACCATCTGACCGGCATGACTGTGACTAACCCACACAGCGTTGTGTATTTGCTTGATGAGTACAACGCCCAGCAGGGCACAGAACTGACGGTGCAGGACGTCTACAAAGAAGCGAACTTCCCGGGTTTTGCAAAATACGCCTATGGCCGCATCAACGATATTTCCCGCCTGATGAAGGAACGTTCCATCAATTGGCACCAGAATTGGACGATCGACGGCACGACGTACAACATCATGCGACACACTCCGTATGATCGCCAGCACCTCTATCTGTACAGTGGCACGCAGAGCCAGATTGACGCCCGCGTGATTCCCGAGGTGTTCCACGATAACATGTTGAAATACCGCGACGCGGAGCAGGTGACGTTCTGGCAGAACATCGACAAGCGCGAGACCATTACCGCGACACCTGTTGTGACCACTGCTGCCGGTGTGGCATCCAAGAATGCAGCAGTGCAGCTCTCCAATGTGTTCGGGTGCCTGCTGGACTGGGATGCCATCGGCTATAATCCTAAGCTGTCCCGTGTGGTCCCTACGCCCATGAACGCCCGTGGCCTTTATACGAATTTCTGGTATCACTACGGGTGGACGTGGTACGATGACTTCACCGAGAACGCCGTGCTCTTCCTGATGACCACCGGAGACGTTACTGCGCCGAAAGATACCCAGGCGGCAAAAGCCTCCACCCTGAAAACCACCACGTACAAGGACGCCGACCCCTCTAAGTCCTGACCGGCACCGGCGGGCAGTACGCTCGCCGGTTATTTTTTTAGGAGGCGTTTATGCAAGCAACATTTTATCAATTCGCAAAGCGCACAAACAGCACAAAACGGCCCAGCGGCGGTCATGAGTTTGGAATTGACCTTAAAGCCCCCTGCAACATTATCAACCCCGAAATCAAGATTGCCTCACAGAGTGACCCGACGGGATATAACTATTGCTATCTGCCTACATTTAGCCGCTACTACTGGGTTAAGAACTGGACGTATTCTGAAGGCCTATGGACTGCATCGCTGACTGTTGACACGCTGGCGAGTTATCGAGAACAAATTGGAAACTCTACAGAGTATGTGGCGAGGTCGTCGGCTCGGTTTGATGGTACAATTTCAGATGGTCTTTATCCGGCGACGGCTAAAGTGCAGAGTGTGACAACCGCTTTTCAAGGGGGGTTCGCTGAAACAATCAGCGGGGGCTTCTTTGTTATCGGCTTCATAGCTAAAAACGCGAACTCGGTTGGAGCGGTGACGTATGTAGTAATGACGTCTGGAAACGCTAAAAAACTCTCCGCCAAATTACTAACCGATGTGTCGTACCTTAGTATAGACAATGCGGAGATTAGTGACAGTTTAACAAAAATACTTTTTAATCCCTATCAGTATATCGTAAGTTGTAACTACTTTCCATTCAGTATTGCCAAAATCACCGCACATTTACCGCTTGTTTCTAGTGTAGATGTTGGGTGGTGGTCGGTAGACATTCCGTGCTGGATTTTGGGAGAAGATAATAATAATTTAACACAATCTGTAAGTGTGGCTATTCCGAAGCACCCACAAGCGGCAAGTCGTGGAGGGTATTGCAATGCCTCCCCCTACACGGACTACACTATCTTCTTGCAGCCATTTGGAGTAATTCCCCTTGGTGCCTCTAAATTGTGGGGCGCTGCAACATTATCTATACAGTATAAGGTGGATCTTTTCACCGGCGACAGTATCTTGCGAGTGTTTACTGATACAAATCAGCTAGTACACGAGACAACCGCTAAACTCGGGGTACCTATTCAACTTTCAAATATTACATTTGATGTACCATCGGGCGGAGGACTGCTGCAAACGGGTATTGCTGCTGCGTTCGGAGGTCTCCAAGCAGCATTAACCGGGGGATCTTTCTCAGACGTTGGAAACGGTATTCTAAATGCTGCACAAGCAACCAATGCTGATGTTGCAAGTAAGGGTGCCACTGGTTCTACAATAGCTTTTGATTCGGTACCGTATATGGTCGCTCGCTTTAAAATTCTTGTGGACGACAACAATGAGGACCACGGACGGCCCTTGTGCAAGCGGGTACAGTTGTCCACAATTCCGGGGTTCATTATGGTAGATGATCCAGACATCGCGCTCAATGCCACAGCGGCAGAGATCGACAGTGTTAAAAGCTATCTCAAAAACGGTTTTTTCTATGAGTAGGAGGCGTTAATCTTGACATATAAACAGTGCATTACGGATGTTTCCCCCATCCGGGTAACCGCAGGCTACCCCGCGTACTCGGATGGCAGTCCCCATCGGGGCATTGATACGGTACACGGCAACCATAAATCATACGCGCCAGAAGCGGGCGTTGTGGTCGTGGCGCAGCACTGGAATGGCAGTACCTCGGGTGATCAGTCGTGGGGAAACATGATTAAAGTACGGATGGCCGACGGCACCACCTGGCGAGCCGCTCACTTTGCCTCGCAGATTTGGAACGTTGGTGACACCATTTCCAAGGGTCAGTTTATCGGCACGCAGGGCAAAACCGGCAACGCAACGGGCATTCACACGCACTGGGAGTACGCCGACGCCGCCGGAAACTTGAGGGACCCGTCCGGCATTATCAGAATCCCAAATCAGGTCGGCACATGGGACGTCGAATGGGATTCCGGCGGAGGACCTGGCCCCGGGCCGGGTCCGTGGCCTACTGGTAAATTGCCGGTGTGGTTACTGTTTAAAATGGCGAAAGGAGGCCGTCTGTTATGAGTGCACCCTACAGCTATGAGCAGATTAACGCTCATGTGTCGCCGGTGACTCCCTCCGTGATGAACACCAAGGGTAACAGCTTATCCTACTATTTCCGCAAGTACCTCTTTCTCGAAGCGGTATCTATGGTCCGCTGGACGCTCCCCGACACATGGCCCAGTAACCGCTTGCAATATCTTGTTTTCGGGTCCGGCGGTGTTACGGTGTTCAATACTGACCGCTACGGCCTCGTATATGACCGAATGGGATTGACCGGCATCAACATTTTCTATAATCCCACACACTCCATCATTGCAAACCCTTTTATCAAAGGGTCCCCCTATTTGCAAATCGGGAAGCAGTGCGAGATCATCAATTTGCAGCCCGATTACCGCGGTATGGTGGATATTGTGGCATATTACGGGGACATGATGGCCCTTACCGCCCAGACCATCCAGAGCAATTTAATCAATAGCCGCCTTGCCTACGTGTTCGCGGCAGGCGACAAAGCGGGTGCGGAATCTTTCAAAAAGATGTTTGACGCGATTATGCAGGGTGACCCCGCAGTTTTTGTTGATGCCTCTTTGCTCAAAGCGCCTAAAAATGGGGCATCTGGTCAAGCACCATGGATGTACTTTGCAACCGACCTCAAAGGAAACTTCATCACCAACGAACTGCTAACAGCCCTTAAAACCATTAAAGCGTTGTTTGACACAGAAGTAGGCATCCCAAACACAAACACCAGCAAGAAAGAGCGGATGCTGACCGACGAAGTCAATTCGAACAACGTGGAGACAGCCGCCAAAGCGTCGCTATGGTTGGACAGCTTGCAGCATGGGTGTGAGCGAGTACACAAGCTCTTTGGAATTGACAAATCTACTTTATGGGTCGATTGGCGTTTTCCGCCCGATACTGGGGCGCAGGAGGTGAACAACGATGCACGCAACGTTGAGCTTTAACGGGTTGCTGTCGGGATACCCGGAGCTGTTCGATGACTTGAAAGTTCCCGACAGTGTATCTAAAGATAATGTCTGCAATCAATTACTGTTTGATACGCTGGAATTAGAGGTATTGTATGCGGACGGCCCCACGATGCGCAGGGCACTGGGCGTCTATTCTGAAACCATGCTCCCGAGCTGGACCCGGTACGCTGAGGCCCTGGGCCTTAAATACGACGCTTTGGCGTCCGATGACCGAACCAGAACCACCGACCATGCAGGAACCAGCGGCGGCACAATTAACCGCACTAACGGCGTGAAGGGAACTACCACAAGAGCGCCTAACCTGACTACCACCGGCCATAATAACGGCAGTGACATCACAACCCGGGACGTCACGGGGTTCGACAGTGGGGCATTACAAACTGCGGAGAGGAGCACAACGGCCCTCGGTACTGGGAACACTATTACCAGCAGCGGCACGGACACGACCACCACCGATCAGACAACAACCGATGACAATGTCTCGGAGTTACACGACGGCTACAATGACACCGTGACCGAGAAGGGCCGGGCAGGACGGGACCCGCAAGACCTTATTGCCAAAGAGTTGACCCTTGCAATGGAGAACGCCGTTCATAAAATCGTTACGGACATCCGGGCAAACTTTTGTTTGCTGGTATATTAAGGAGATGTGATTTATGAATATTGATCCTATTCACAAAGCGCCCTACACCAATTTCCATGATCTCAATCTTGATTGGATTATGGAGGTACTAAACGAGTTTAATACCAAACTGACAAATTTTGTCAGTTTGGCCACGATCAAGTACGCAAACCCGATTCAGTGGGACATCACAAGCCAGTATGAGGCAAACACCGTTGTTGTGGACAGCAACGGCAACGCCTATCTTTCCGTACAGCCGGTGCCGTCCGGTGTGTCTCTGGATCGTACCGAGTTCTGGACCAAAATTGGCAATTTCGATGAACTTTGGGCCGATGTCAAAAAAGCCATTACTCCCAACGATGAGGGGCATAGCCCCACCGCGACAGCGGATAGAGCGGTCAACGATCTTGTCTGGGTAAACGGGGCGCTGGTACGTGTCACAAAAACAATGTCCGCCGGTGATGCTTACGTGCCCGGCTCCAACTGCGTCAGCAGCTCCACAAATGAAGTTCTGAACTACCTTATCACCGCATTTAATGAGGGCTTGAGCGCAGAGAAAGCGGCTCGGGAGGACGCCGACACCCAGCTTCAGACGGATATTGACAATGAGACACAGGCCCGGAAGGACGCCGACACCCAGCTTCAGACGGATATTGACAATGAGACACAGGCCCGGAAGGACGCCGACACCCAGCTTCAGACGGCTATTGGCAATGAGACACAGGCCCGTATTGAGGCAGATAAGAAATTACAAAAACAGATTGAGGACAAATCCTCTGGTGCATTTGCTAACGTTAAGGACTACGGTGCATTAGGCAACGGCTTAGCGGATGATACGGAGGCAATTAAGCGTGCTATGGCATCTGGTCTTCCACTGCTGTTCCCGGATGGTACATACAATATTACACAGGACGTCACACTGACCGGCTCCTATTTTGCGTACAACGCAATGTTGATTGCGACCACATGCACAGTAACCATCACCGCACCGATTGCCGGTGCTAACTGTCATTTCCGTAAAGCAAACAACGGCACGATCAAGATGACCGATAGCGTTGTACTGGTTGACTGGTTTAATTATGAAGGTGATTTAGGGTCTGCTATCAGCAATTATCTCTCCGATTATGAGGGTACAGTGAAGTTTGGTCGTCCTGCTACATATGAGGGACTGGGCACTGATACTACATACATTGTGAGTAATAATATTTATCTTCAACCGCACACAACATACGATTTGCAGGGGTGTGTTATTAAGCTCACTACTGCCAACAGCAAATTCATTTTTAACGGCAGTAATACAGCCCATGTGGAGCGCACTATTTTTCGCAATGGCGTTATTATCGGTACAACAGATGCGGTAGACGCGGCTTTTACTTCGGAGTATTCTGAGCGATTCTTCATTGAGGATATGTTTATAATCGGTTGCCGTAAAGTGTTAGAATGTGCGCATACTGTCAATATGCAGGTGCGCAATATTATACATGATATTGCACTTGAAACCTCTAAGCCTATTACAAGTTATCATTTAGTAGAGAATTCCACGGGTGCAACTGGTATCTCCGGCAACGCCTCTTTCCGCGCAGAAAACTGCATTTCCAGCCTCGGCAGTGCTACAGGGGATAGGTGGATGTTCCTTGCTGATTCTTCTAACGACATTCGAGATATTTATATCAGCAACTGTGAATGTAGCAACTCCAATGGCATATGGATTAACGCAACCTCGACCCCCTCAACGGTTTGGGACATTCTGATTGATGGTTTCATTGCAGACCAGTGCCCGAATACTGGTATTTACTTAACAAATTGTCTTCAGGGTGCAGTACATATTATAAACAGCTATAGTAACGCCACGGCATACGGCATACGACTGGTAAAATCAACTGCTGTTATCAATACATGCCAGTTCCTCGCGACGGCTCCCATGAATGGTATTTACATCGAAGGGGGGTGTAAGGCAGTATCTATCAGTCATTGTACTTTTATTGATGTATCGCGTCCGATTCAAATCTCAGACGGCATTGGAACCCTCGTGGACGATATTACGGTAGTGCGCAATACCCTACATGGAGAAAACGCACCAGCTGTATTTGTCGGTTCGGAGTGGTGCTTTATTACCCGACTTTCTGGATGGGATATATCGCCCGCCTACACAGCAGGTGTTCAGTTTGGTGCGGGCAACTGTACGTTTGGATTCATCAACGGGTTTGACCCTACAAAGTACTCAAAACTGGGTGCCCCTACAAACATTCAGCAAATTTCCACTACAGCTATTTAACCACAACAACCCCTCTATTGAGGGGTTGCTTATTGTATATGTTGCTATTTACATTGTAAAAATTGCTGTACTCCCCTACCCTACCG